GACATCGCCAATGTTCTGCTTGGCATTAAATGTCTTTATGAGATGAAATTTAATCGTGCGTGGTCAGAATTTGAGAAAGTGACTTCTGAATATTACGAGTTTAAGAAACAAACCAAAGCACAGGAAACTTGATTTTATGTTGGTCTTCGATGTCGAAACACTTGGAACATATTCTGATAGCGTAGTTGCATCTGCGGGAGTCGTCTTTGTAGATGAAACTCGCAATCAATCATACGATGAAATGGTCCAAGAAGGACTGTTTGTTAAGTTTGATATTGCATATCAGATCAAGCAATTGAAACGCAAAGTTGATCCAGAGACGATTGAATGGTGGAATAAACAACACAAGTCTATTCGAGACTACTCCATGAAACCACTTCCAACTGATCTGAAACCAGAGGAAGGTGTTCGTCTATTGCGAGAGTATTGCCAGCGAAGTAAGTCAACTATTGTTTGGACTCGTGGTTCGCTCGATCAGATGGTTATTGATCATCTCGCAAGACAAGTCGGTGAAGAAGTTATCATGCCTTATAATGCCTATCGTGATTGTCGAACTGCGATTGATATCCTTACTGGGTCAACTAATGGATATTGCAAAGTTGAATATCCAGGGTTTGAATCGTATAATGTATTAAAGCACAATCCTGTTCACGACTGTGCGTATGATGCTATGCAACTAATTTATGGAAAATAAATTTGCCATAAATCATTATATGAAGTATACTTGTATCTTTAGTATTATTCAGGTCACTGCCTCGGCATACCTCGGGAGATTGAATGGCAGAATTTTACACAAATGTTTTCCTCAGAGGCGATCGTATTTTTGTTCGTGGATATAAGAACGGCAAAGCATACGCACGCAAAATAGAATTTTCCCCAACAGTTTACTTAAAGGATACAAGCAAACCATCCAAGTGGAAGACTCTATACAATGAACCTGTCCAGGAAATGAAACCTGGAAGTATCAAAGAAACCAGAGACTTTATTGAACGTTACCAAGACGTAGAAGGATTTGACGTCTATGGGAATTCAAACTATGTCTGTCAATATATCAGCGACACATATCTCAAGCAGGAAGTTGACTGGGATATGGATCAAGTCAAGTTGTTTACCATTGACATCGAGACTGCAGTTGAAGAAGGATTCCCGAATCTTAAAACTGCCAACGAAGAAGTCTTGCTGATTACCCTACAAGATAATTTCACCAAGAACATCACCACGTTCGGATCTCGTCCGTATGTTGGTAATGTTAAGGTTGATTATTATGCTGCTCACGATGAAGTGGATTTGCTAAAATCATTTCTGGTATTCTGGCAGAATAATTATCCAGATGCAATTACTGGGTGGAACAATAATCTATTCGACATTCCATATCTTGTTAAACGAATCGAGAGAGTCCTTGGTTCATCCTCGGCAAACAGACTTAGTCCATGGGGTGTTGTCAAAGAACGCAATGTGTTCATCAAAGGTAAGGAAGAAACCTCCTACGATATCGCTGGTGTTGCCATTCTAGATTATCTGGATCTGTACAAGAAGTTTACATACACAAAGCAAGAATCATATAAACTGGATGCCATTGCTGACATTGAACTCGGCGAAAACAAAAAGGTCAATCCAGGAGTTGACTTCAAAGATTTCTACACAAGTCACTGGCAAGATTTTGTAGAGTATAACATTCAAGACGTAGTGTTGGTTGACCGTCTCGAAGATAAGATGAAGTTGATCCAGTTGCTTCTGACCATGGCATATATGGCAAAGATCAATTACGAAGACGTGTTCTCTCAGATTCGTATGTGGGATTCGATCATCTATAATCACCTACGTGAAAAGAATATCGTTATTCCACAAAAGTCTCACAGTGGAAAGGATTCGCAATTCGAAGGTGCGTATGTTAAAGATCCATTGATTGGTATGCACAAGTGGGTGGCATCGTTTGACTTGAACTCTCTGTATCCGCACTTGATTATGCAGTACAACATCAGTCCAGAAACGATGCATCTCTATCGTATGAATGCGTCTGTTGAGAAGTTACTCAACAAACAAATGGATACTTCCGAGTTGAATAATCAAAACCTGACGATGACTTCCAACGGTGTTTGTTACACTCGAGAATATCAGGGGTTCTTACCAGCATTGATGGAAAAGATGTACAAGGATCGCTCTAAGTTTAAGAAGCAGATGCTTGGTGTTCAACAAGAGTATGAAAAGGATAAGTCCAAGAAAGAACTTCAGAAGGATATCTCTAGACTCAATAACCTACAGATGGCGATGAAGATTGCACTTAACTCTGCTTATGGTGCTCTCGGGAATCAATACTTCCGTTACTTTGACATTCGTATGGCAGAAGGTATCACTACCAGTGGTCAGTTGTCTATTCGTTGGATGGCAAACAAACTCAATGCGTTCATGAACAAAACGCTAAAGACCGAAGACGAAGATTACGTGATTGCCATTGACACAGACTCGATCTATCTTTCATTGGAAAATCTAGTAGAGAAAACTTGTGTTGGTAAAGATACAGATGCCAAGATCAAGTATATGGATCGAATCTGTGAAGAAGTTTTCCAACCATTCATTGACAAAGGTTATCAGGAACTTGCCGATTATGTGAATGCGTATCAACAGAAGATGGTCATGAAGCGAGAGGTTCTTGCTGACAAAGGTATCTATACTGCCAAGAAGCGATATATCCTCAATGTACATAACTCGGAAGGTGTTCAGTATGCTCAACCGAAGATTAAGGTTATGGGTCTTGAGATGGTCAAGTCCTCTACACCTGCTGTTATCCGTGACAAGTTACGAGAGTCAGTCAAAGTCATTCTCAGTGGTAATCAACGAGATGTCCAACAGTTTGTGGAAGACTTTAGGAAACAATTCAACGAGATGCCAGTGGAGGATATTGCATTCCCACGTGGTGTGAACGGTGTGAAACAATATACGGGTTCGCCCATCTATGCTAAGGGTACACCGATTCATGTTCGTGGTGCACTGCTACACAATCACCACATCAAACGTCTAGGACTAACTAAGAAGTATCAGATGATTGGTGAGGGAGAGCGAATTAAATTTGTTTATCTCAAGATGCCAAATCCAATTCAAGAAGACGTGATTGCATTCAGTCAAGAGTTACCAGAAGAATTGGGTTTGCATACATATATTGACTATGAGAAAATGTTTGATAAAGTATTCGTTGATGCATTACAGATCATTCTAGATCCAATTGGGTGGACTACTCAAGAAAAGTCAAGTCTGGAAGATTTCTTTGCTTAAGAATACGAATTAGGGTATAATACTATTTTGGAGGAACATAATGAAAGTGTTTAAATTTTCAGCATCGTGGTGTCAACCATGCAAGATGTTGAGTAAAACTTTAGAGGGATACGATGCTATTGACATACAAGAAATCGATATTGATAAAGAACAAGAAGTTGCAATCCGATATGGCATTCGAAGTGTGCCTACTCTTGTTTTGTTTGACGATAACGGCAATGAAGTTCGTCGCAAGTCAGGTGTGATGTCAGTCGCTGAATTTGACAAATTTATAAAGGGTGAATAATGAGTCTATTAGATAAGATCAAAAAGAATAGTACGATTAAGGATACTGCTATTCTTTCACAATCAAAGTTCTTCACGAAGAAGGATATGATTCCCACGACTATCCCAGTCATTAACGTTGCTCTTTCTGGTCGTCTTGACGGTGGATTGACTCCAGGATTGACAATGTGGGCAGGTCCAAGTAAGCACTTTAAAACTGCGTTCAGTCTGTTAATGGCAAAGTCGTATCTGGACAAGTATCCCGATGGCGTCCTTCTGTTTTATGACTCAGAGTTTGGCACACCTCAGTCGTACTTTGATTCGTTTGGTATTGATACTGAGAAGGTCATCCACACTCCAATCACTGACGTCGAGCAGTTGAAGTTTGACATTATGCAACAGTTGAGTAACATTGATCGTGGTGATCGTGTGATGATTATCATTGACTCTATCGGAAACCTTGCGTCTAAGAAAGAAGTGGAAGATGCAATGGATGGTAAGTCAGTTGCAGATATGTCACGTGCGAAACAGATGAAGTCGTTGTTCCGTATGGTAACACCACACTTGACGATCAAAGACATTCCTTGTGTTGTAGTCAATCATACATATAAAGAGATCGGTCTGTATCCAAAAGATATCGTCGGTGGTGGTACTGGTTCATATTACTCTGCAGATAACATCTTCATTCTCGGTCGTCAACAAGAGAAAGATGGTACGGAAACCATCGGTTACAACTTTATCATCAACGTTGAGAAATCTCGTTACGTTCGTGAGAAGTCAAAGATTCCAGTTACCGTAAAGTTTGACGGTGGTATCTCTCGTTGGTCTGGATTACTTGACATGGCACTTGAGTCTGGTCATGTTATCAAACCAAGTAATGGTTGGTATTCTAAAGTCAACAAAGACACTGGTGAAGTTGAAGATAAGAAGTATCGTCTGAAGGATACAGACACCAAAGAGTTTTGGTTACCTGTTCTTAGCGATAAATCATTCCGTGATTGGATTCAGAATCGTTACTCGGTGTCAACTGGTGCTATTCTTTCCGATGATAGTATTGATGCAGAGTTGGCAGAGATTGCAGATGAAGAGATTTGAAGAAATTGACTTCAAAGGCAAACCAGCAATTAGGTTGCTGAATAATCAGTTTGAAGGTATAATTGTTTCTTTAGGTAAAGTCGCTTTTCATGAGGAAGGTGACTCTTGCCGAATGTCTTATGATTATAATATTCTTGATGATAATGATGGTAACTATACTCTAGAAGAATTGAAGCAAGAACTTGGTGATACAATTATTGATATGATCACTAAGGGTATT